CGCAGGTACTTACATGGTGTTTCCCGCTGCCAACGTAATTGTGACTGCAAACAATGGCTCATCCATCACAACCTTGCTTGCCAATAACACTGGCGGCATGATTTTGTCTGATGGCGTGAACGTGTTTGCACAGTCAACTATTGCTGGCGCAGGTTCTGCAACCGCTTTGACCATCAATGGTGGCATCTCAGCCAACAGCACCTACACAAGTTAAGGAGACAGTATGAACGCAAACCATGTAGGCGCACTGTACCCAGACGGTTTTGGCAATTTTGCTGTTGGCTCTACCAATCCTCCCGTTGCGATGGGAACCACTGGTAATGCCATAGCAACAATTGCTACTGTCGGTACTGGCTACATTGTTCGCCGTATTACTGCTTTTAATGCCAACGGAAGTGTTGCGCTTGCCAACGTCACTATCTTTACAAGTAATGATGGTAATTTGGCAAACGCAGTTTCTAATGCAACTGTTCTTTCAAACATTTCTGGCACAGGTTTGTATCAAGACCTTGCGTTGACAGCAAATACGTCAACCAAAATCTATACAACACCTCTGTTTGTGTGTGTGAATACAGCGGCAGCAGCAAACAACACTGTTGATATTACTGTGTACGGTGACGTTGTAACACTATGACAGAACTCGTTTATGTAACCAACCATACCGACAAAGACCTGTACGCTGAGTACAACTATGTCGGTTATGACTTTCCTGTTGGCAAGACAGTTGAGTTGACTGTCCCCGCCGCTAGGCACATGCTTGGTTATGGAGATGAGGACAAGGAGAAGTATCTTGTCCAATTGGGCTTGATACGACTTCACAGCGAACTTGAAGAAGCAACGGAGAAATTCAGGAATATTCAAATTTCTGAAGAACCTCCAAAAAAGAACAGCTCGTTACCCTCGGCTGTTGGCGTAGTACCCTTACGGCTTGAGAAGGCCGTGGGGGGAAAGTCCAATCAGAGGGTTGCATAACATGAAGGTAACATGGCAACTCTCTCTTCCTACATCACGGAAGTACAGCGGTTATTGCATGATGCAAACTCTGTTTTCTGGACAACCTCGGAGCTAACGGACTACATCAACGATGCCCGTGAGCGAGTAGCGAGAGATACTGGGTGTTTACGCACCCTTCAAATTACCGCCACCCCAATTTCAAGTACAGGTGTTCCCGCAACCGTATGGACTGCGGGTGCTACTGTGACTGCTGGTCAGTTTATATTCAACAACATCTTCATTTACGAAGTAACTGTCAGTGGTGTACTTAGCACAACACCTCCACCTTACCCTGCTTCTGGCTACACTTTCCCGCCTTCTGCACCCTTTACAGATGGCACTGCTACTTTGCAGTATTCTGGCCCTGCGGAAATCATCCCCTATGCCACTATTGCCACAGGCACGACACTAGACATTCTGAACGTCAATGTTTACTGGGGTAACAGCCGCATTCCTTTGCGGTACTTACCCTGGTCAAACTTCAACGCACAGCTACGCTACTGGCAAAACTATGTAGGTAGACCCGTGTGTTTCTCTGTTTACGGACAAAACACCATTTATGTCGGCCCTGTACCTGACCAAGCCTATGTGGTGGAGATAGACAGCACTATCTTGCCTACGGCATTGAGCTTGAACACGCCCAATGTTGCTGACCAGATACAAGACCCCTACACCACTCCTGTAGCTTTCTATGCGGCTTACAAAGCCAAGTACAAGGAACAGAGCTACGGAGAGGCTGAGATATACAAACAAGAATATGCCAAGCAGGTTCAAGCAGTGCTGAACTCTGTGTATACCCGCAGAATCCCTGACCCCTATAGCACGTTCTAATCATGGCAGCAGCAGAACAAAAGAAATCTTATGCTGTCTATAAGAATTTCAAAGGCTTGAACACCAAGTCCAATAGAACAGCTATTGATGATGAAGAGTTTGCTTGGATAGAAAATGCCATGCCTATCGGGTTTGGCAACATCAAGATTGTTCCCGCTCAAGTAACTGTAAAAGATGGCGGTAATAACGCTATCTCGTTTGGAAACACGGTAACAACGCTTGTCAATACAAATTTAGAGTTGTCTGACTATTTGTTAGCTTTCCAACAAGACGGCAGAGCACAGTACGTCATCATAGACACAGGGACTGTAGGCAATGTTGGAGTGACAGGTACATTTTCTTCTGCAAATATATCTATCGCACAGTGGAAAAATGAAGAGGTATATATAGGTGACCCCAACAAAGGACTCTTTTCTTGGGATGGCACAAACCTACTTAATGTTGGTGGTGTAGGTCAGGTAGGGATTACAAACAGGGGTTCAGGTTACACATCTGCGCCAGCAGTTACCATCTCTGCTCCTAACCAAGCAAATGGCACACAGGCTACAGCAGAGGCAACAATCACTGCAAATGCCGTGTCATCCATCGCTATTACTGAAGGCGGTAGCGGGTATACCGCTGCACCTACCGTAACAATCACAGGTGGTGGCGGTAGCGGTGCTACTGCTATTGCTGAAATCCTTACCTTTACAAAAGGTGCGCTGTTTGTTCAAGTTACAAACGGTGGTTCTGGTTATGACCCTGCTTCTCCTCCCGCTGTAACTATCACAGGTGGTGGTGGTGGTAATGCCACAGCTACTTCTATCGTATTTGGCAATGCGGTAACACAAGTCATCATGTCAAATGTGGGTGACAACTTCACAAGTGTGCCTACAGTCACTATAGCTGCTCCCCCTACCCCTTCAGGTAACGCAAATGCCACTGTAATAGGTGTGCCTAACCTAGAAGAGATAGCAAGCGTTTCTACCTTTCTTCACTTCTCTTTCTGCGGGGTCAGAGACAATTACAGACTCTACCTTGCGTGGCAACATACAAAACATGGTGTCTGCCAACAACTTTCTGTACATTTTTGGTGAAGACAGCATTAACGTGTTCTCAGATGTGCGGATTACAAACACGGGCGACACGCTGTTTACGAACACAAACGTGTCTGCGTCTGTAGGCAGTAAGCTCAAATACGCTGTTTACCCTTACTTTCGCTCTGTGTTGTTTATGAATAACTACGGGGTGTATGCCCTAGTTGGCTCAACAACAAGCAAGATTTCTGACCAACTGGATGGCATCTTTCCCTATATTGACTTCACCAAGCCTGTCACTGCTGGTCAGGTCTTGCTAAACAACATCCTGTGTGCCGCATTTAACTTCTACCTGAACTCCAGTTTTCCTACCACCACGGGAGACAGGTTTGTACAGTGCGTGTTTTTTGAGAAGAAATGGTTTGTTACCAGCCAAGGTGCGTTGCGGTATGTGTCATCTGCCCCTGTAGGTGGTTTGATTAACTTGTATGGGGTGACAGATACGGCTCTTTTCAAGCTGTACGGGGATGCAACTGCAAATATCTCTTCTGAGATACAGACATCTTTGTCCCCTATGAAAGACCCCATTCGCACCAAACAAGCATTAAAATTTGGTATAGAAGCAACGCTGACTACTGGTGGTTCATTTAACGTAACTGTTGACAGTGAGAGTGGTTCTAGTCCAGTCTATGTGTTGAATAACACAGTGACTTGGTTCAACAATCAAGGTGTCACGCTTACTTGGGTGAACAATTCTTCTACAACAATCGGGTGGTTGACAAGTTCAGGGTACGCCTTGTACAAATCAGACGCACAGCAGTATGGCAAGTATTTGGGGTTGACAATGACTAGCACAGACCCTGCGCTAACTGTCAACACAATTGAGTTTGAACATGAATTAAGAGTGAGGTTCTAACATGGCTGTTCCTAATATTTTCGGTTCTGCAACTTCTGCAATTCCGTTATCGCAACTAGACCAGAATTTTGCTACTGCGATTACGCTTGGCAACACTGCTGTCTATCTTGGTAACACCACTACCAGTCTGGGTAATGTGACGCTTACCAACGTCACTATCAGCAGTGGCAATGTGAGTGTATCTACTGCTACTGTTGGTGCGGGTAGCAATACTGCGCCTTCCATCACAACTACTGGCGACACCAACACAGGTATCTTCTTCCCTGCCGCTGACACCATTGCTTTTGCTGAAGGCGGTGCGGAGGCTATGCGTATCGACTCCAGCGGTAATGTGGGGATTGGTGTTACACCGTCTGTTGCCAGCGTAAAACTTACTACTGTTGGTGGCCCCGTTCAACTAAGCCCTGGGACTATCTGGAATATGCCAGATTAACGGAATCAATAACGACAACAACGCATACAACGCTCTTACTTTTGCTACTGGCGCAAGCGAGGCTATGCGTATCGACACCAGCGGTAACTTGCTGGTGGGGACTACTGCAAATGCAATTACCGCATACTCCGCATCAAAATCTTGAAAGATGTACAGCCAATAACAGGTGCTTTGGCAAAAGTTCAAACCTTAAAGCCATGTACATATAAATGGGTTGAAGACAATACGATAAGCGAAGGATTTATTGCTCACGAATTGGCTGAAACTTTTCCGCAAGCTGTTGTCGGAGAAAAAGATGCTGTGAATGCTGAAGGCAACCCCGTCTATCAAGGTGTTGACACCAGCTTCTTGGTTGCCACATTGACAGCCGCTATTCAAGAGCTTAAGGCATTGACAGACACACAAGCCAGCACCATCACAGCCCTGACAGCACGAATCGAAGCACTGGAGAACAAATGAACATCACATACACAATCGCACAACTTGACCGCCAAACCTCTGATGGCTTAGTCACCACTGCTCACTGGCGTGTAGACGCTGTTGATGGTGAGCATTCTGCTGGCTCTTACGGCACAGTGGGCTTTGAGCGTGGAGCCACATTCACGGCATACGATTCTTTGACCGAGGCGCAAGTCATTGCTTGGGTTAAAGACAAGCTAGATGTTGCTGAGATTGAGGCAAGTCTGCAAGCGCAGATTAACGCACAGAAGAATCCAAAGACAGCAACAGGAGTGCCGTGGTAATGGGAATTCAAGCCTTTACAAGGACAGGTAACACTGTCACCTTCCTAGCGGCTACAACAGCACCTACTGCTGTACAAGCCGTATCTTCTACGCTAGGTGGTAACCAGTACCGCATCATCAATGCAGGTTCGGTTACTGTCTTTCTAGGTTACGGTACTGATGGTGCTAGTGCAAACAGTAATGCTGCAATCATTACCACTACAGGAACGTCTATACCTCTTTTGCCAGGTACAGATGAAATTCTCTCTTTCGTACCCAACGCTTACTTCACAGGCATTACCGCTAGTAGCAACGCTACTATCTACGTGACACCTGGCGATGGTTCATGAGGTAAACCATGTTAAAAACAGTCAGTTCAGTTATCAATGCTATAGGCGCACTTAACTACAAAGGTACTTGGAATGCAAGTACAAATAATCCTGCGCTTACATCAGGCGTTGGGACTAAGGGTGACTACTATGTTGTGTCTGTAGCTGGCTCTACAAACCTAGATGGAACTACCTTGTGGGGTGTTGGGGACTGGGCAGTATTTAATGGAAGTATTTGGGAAAAGGTTGACGGTGGTGATTCTGGTAACTTTGTCAACATTTCTGTATCTTCCCTTACAGGGTACATGTATGCTAACGGCACATCAAATGTCACAGCGTCTACAACCATACCTAACAGCGGTCTAGCTAACAGCACCATCACGCTTGGCAACACTACCTTAACATTAGGTGGAACTACCAGCAACGTAGGTAACCTGACTGTAGCTAATGTCACGATTCTTGGCGGTACTACCAATACTTCTGTGTTTAATTTCACAAGTAATACAACAGCTACAGCAACGTATGGCGATGCAAGTCTGCCTTTGCAACCTGCTGGATTCATGCAAGTTAATCTCAACGGGACAGTAGTAAAAGTCCCCTACTACGCTGTCTGACATGGACAACCAACAAATCTTCAACATCGTAGTCAGCATTGCTGGCTTTCTTGCTGTTTATGTTTTCAACAACACGACAAGACAGATACAGAAACTGGAGGACAAGATAAATGAATTACCTAAAGAATATGTGGCAAAAGATGATTACCGCTCTGACATCTCTGAAATCAAAGATATTCTCAAGCAAATCTTCAACAAGCTAGACGCTAAAGCAGACAAACCATGAACATGGAAACTCTCTCATACGTCAAGTTCGGTGACAAAGACGGACTGGGAGAGTTTTTGTTTGAGAACGGAATGCAGCACCAGTTGTTCTACGACATCCTTGGCGACAACGGTATTGCTGTTCAGAAGTATCCGTTGTCAGAAGCTGACTACGAAAACCTAGATGACTGGTTGTTTGTGCATAACCAAGAGCATCAGAGGTTGGCTAGTATTTTGGGATTGGACAATCCTTTTCAGTTGTTGGACAGTGATTGGAATGTGGAAGAGGATTTTTATGATTGGTTAGGTGTACACCTCACCATTCATCAACAGATAGCAACAGCTTTAGGAGTGTGACATGGCAGATGTGATGCAAACAATGAGGAAGCAGACTGTTGCTGAAGACATACCTATGCTTGATATTCTGAGGAATGAAGCAAAACAAAGAGGTGTTAACTTCAACAATTTGCATGGGATGCTCAAGAGTGACATCAAGAGTGGCAAGACAAGAATCATGCGTTCTGGCAACACTTTGTTGATATATGACATCTTGCAACCAAGCGTAGCTGAATTGCATATTGCCACTATGGATTCTCCAGAAAAACTTGTTGTTGCTGTCAAAGATTTGTATGAAGCCATGAAAAAGTCAGGGTATAAAACACTTGTTGCTGTAACTGACAATTCACAAATTGCACGGGTTTTGAATGTGGCAAAAATTCCTGTTTCTGTCCAACAAATACCAGGCAAAGAAGGTAAGGCCGAGTATCAACTAACCATACAGGTGCAATAATGGGTGAAAAAATTAACCAAGCAGCTAATTGGGTTGGCGGTGAAATCAGTCAAGCCGCAAATTTTGTTGGTGAAACAGTAGAGGCTATTGTTAATGACCCCCTACCATTTATTGCAACCGTTGCCCTGACATCAGTAGGTGTGCCTCCTTATCTTGCTTCTGCTGCCGTTACCGCAGCCAGAGGTGGAAGTATGGAAGACATTGCTATTGCAGCAGGGTCAGCCTATGTTGGAGGTAAAGTTGGCGCAGAAGCAGGTGCTGCTGCTTCAAGTGCGGGTGCATCTGCTTCATATGTAAACATTGCCACCGCTGCCGCTGGCGCATCTACTGCTACTGTAGCTGCCAACCTTGCTTATGGAAAGTCTTTTGAAGAGTCTATGCAAGCAGGTTTGACTGCTGGTGCTTTGTCTGGCGCAACCCAAGGCGTGATAGAGGTTGGACAATATGCGCTTGCACCCCCCGAAACAGGTCAAGGTATCAAAGCTGTACCAGGCAAATCATCTCAATTATCAAAAGACTCAGGTTTTGGAGAACCTGGAATAACAGAACCATCTTTGCTAGGTGACCAAACCAAAGTCAGTGGTACTGGATTGACAGACAAAGTGCCTACAGGTGGTGGTCAAGGTTTGGTGGTAGACCCCGCTACTGTTTTGTACACCTCTCAATTTACACCAAGCACTGGCAGTAGAGTCAGAGGAACAGAAGAAGGTGGTTTGCAACCAGCATATACATCTGCCGCTGACTCTTCTGGAATAGCTCCATCTACGCCATACCAAGAACCAAGAACAGTCACAGATATTATTGAAAAGCCAATTTCACCAACAACAGAAGCTATTGCCAAACCAATTATTTCTGGTGCGTTGTCAGAGTTGTTTGGGCTTGGCCCTAGAGTCCCAGGCGCACCGTCTGCTGGTGGAGCGTCTACAGTTGCTCAAACTGCCACGACAGGCACTACCGTAGGCTTGACAGGAGCGGGTGGAGCGGGTGAAATTGAAAGTAAAGAGTCTGGCAAGAAGCGTTCAACCGTGTGGAATGAGGAGTCTTTACGACTCAAAGATGCACTAGGAGTGTGATATGGCAACATTAAGAAAGATGACCCGTGTAGGTGCAGATGTGCGCCAGATTGCTCGTTTGCTACAAGCAAAAGCACCTGAAAACCATTTGCTTGCCTACATCACCCCTGAAGAAGCAGAGTTGCTCAAGTCCAGAGGTGGTAGCGGTATGCCTGACCCACAGACAGGTATTCCTACCTACTATGTTCCTGACCCTGAATATGTTGACCCAGATGCTTTTGAATACATG